GCAAATACATATTTTGAATATACAGAAGATACACCAAGACCTCGTTATTGTGTTGAATTAGAACAAGAAGTAAATGAAGGAGCAAAATGTCATATTGTAGGAATTACTTTGGAAACACGACCAGATCAAATTAATAAGGCGGAGATTGAGCGTTTGCGTTATTATGGTTGTACTCGTGTTCAGTTAGGTATTCAACATACAAATAATGAAATTTTAGATATAATTAATAGACGACATCATGTAGAACATAGTATTAAAGCAATTCAAATGTTAAAAGAAAATGGATTTAAAGTGGATATTCATATTATGCCAGACTTACCAGGTTCTAATCCAGAATTAGATAAAATAATGATGTTAGATATATTTCAATCACCATATTTTCAACCAGATTATTTAAAAATTTATCCATGTCTAGATGTTCAATATACTGAAATTCGTAAATGGAAACAAGACGGTCGTTGGAAACCGTATGCTGAAGAAAACAATGGACATGATTTAATTGATGTAGTAGTATTTGCGAAACGTTTAATGCCTCGTTGGATGCGTGTAAATAGAGTTCAAAGAGATTTTCCGGTGGCCAGTGAAAAAAATAATCAAGTGGGTTATGTATCAAATACAATTCCTACAAATTTCCGTCAATTAGTATTAAAAGAATTAGCAAATTACGGTCAAACATGTCAATGTATTAATTGTCGTGAAATTAAGGATCATCCAAGTGATCCAACACAAGCAAAATTAATGATAGAGGAGTATGATGCTTCTGAAGGACGTGAATTCTTTATTAGTTATAATACCGAAGATATGAAATATTTATATGGATTTATAAGATTAAGATTTAATAATAATAAAAAAAATGGTCCATTTAAGAATAATGATATGGCATTAATTCGTGAACTTCATGTATATGGTAGTGTTGAAAAAGTGAATGAGAAAGAACAAACTAGTACAGTTCAACATATGGGATTTGGAAAAAAATTAATTAAAGAAGCGGAACGTATCGCATGGGATAATGGATATAGTGAAATGGCGATTATTTCAGCAGTAGGAACACGTAATTATTATAGAAAATTCGGTTATGAATTAAAAAATACATATATGGTAAAAGAATTATCAAATCCACATATTTTACTAGATATTGCCTTAGTCTTATTTATGTTAGCTTGTTGGTTTATTTTAGCAATTAGTTTAAATAAGGATAATATTGAGGAATATTATTAACATGGGAAATATAAACCTTTACTAAATTCATTTACTTTTTTACGTAATTCAATAATAGATTGATTTTTTTCAATATCTACTAAGAAATCTTTTAATTTTACTCCTTTTTCTTTTTGAATTTCTAAACATATTTTAACTGTTTCATCTATAAATTCTGCTATTTTAATAAAATGTGTTTCATCACATAATCGTGTAGTCATAGCAGAACTACCAAGACGAATTCCACCGGGATTCATAGCACTAGTATCTCCATATACAGCATTTTTATTAATACTTATATCGGCTAATTCACATACTTTTTCAACTTTACTTCCAGTGACACCTTTATCACGAACATTTACTAAAACAATATGATTTTCTGTTCCATTAGATGATATAGAATAACCCAGTTCCATTAATTTATTTGCTAATGTTTTAGCATTTTTTTTTACATTTTTTATATATTCCTTAAATTCTGGTGTTGCTACTTCATATAATTGATGACATAAGGCAGCAATTTTATTATTATGTGGTCCACCTTGAACACCTGGAAAAACAGATTCATTTATGCGACTTTCAAATTCTTTTTTATAGAAAATCATACCTGAGCGAGGTCCACGTAATGTTTTGTGTGTAGTAGTAGTAACAACATCACAATATTCAAATGGATTATTAGCTTCTTGAGTAGCGACTAATCCACTAATATGTGCTATATCACCCATTAATAAACAATCAACAGAATCAGCAATCTCACGGAAACGTTTATAATCTAAATCACGGGGATAAGCACTACCACCACAAATGAGTAATTTAGGTTGAAATACTTTAACATATTCGGCTAATTTATCATAATCAATATATCCAGTTTCATTAATAGTATAAGGTAATGATTCAAACATAACAGATGATTTAGATATTTTTTTGTGTTTTACATAAAAACCATGTGATAAATGGCCTCCTGAAGGTAAATCAAGACCCATAATACGGTCGTGGGGTTCTAATAAACCTAAATAAACACATATATTTGCAATACTACCTGAATATGGTTGAACGTTAACACCCCATTCATTAGAATCTAAATGAAATGCTGTTAAAGCACGTTTAATACATAATGTTTCTAATTCATCAATATGTTTATTGCCCCCATAATAACGTTTTCCTGGTAATCCTTCAGAATATTTATTTGTAAAAACAGAACCTAATAAAGTTAGTACATTAGTAGAAGTAAAATTTTCGGAAGCAATAAGTTCAATGCCCATTTTTTGTCGTGTATATTCATTTTCTAAAATAATATCTAATTGAGGATCCATCATATATTTAATATTTTATTTTATTTTATTATTTTTGACACAATTTATAAAGTATAATACATAATATTGATTGAATAAATAACATATAATTATTATTTTTTAACGAATATATAAGTATAATTAGTGTATAAAAATAAATAATATTAGAATATAAATATTCATATACATAATGTGTATTTTTAAAATATAAGATAATACAATAAAGAATAATTATTAAAATAAATTGTGAATAATGAATAGTATTAGTAAATAATAAATAAGATATTAATAAAAGTATATTAGTTAAAATAAATAAAAATATATGATCAGATTTTTTTTGAATATTATCTACTTTAAGTTTATTTTTTTCTTTATTCATTATTTCATATACTTTATCTCTAAAACTTTCAATAGTATCATGTTTTTCAGGATAAATTGGATCTAATACTTTTATTTTATAATTTAAATTATTTGTATTTGTTATAATATTTATTATTGTATCATTTCTTTCATCTAAATCTTTATAATAAGGTGCGTATTTTATAATAACAGGTAAAATAGGTTTTAAACTTACAAATGCTCCTGTTTTAAATTCTGATAATTTGTATTCTTCTTTTTGATTCATTCCAAAAGTTCCACTAGGAGCAATAAATAATATAGGATCATTTTTTTTTCTGTGGGAAATAGTTTCGGTAATTTTTTGGGTTGTATTTTCATTTTTATTTATAATAATACCATTTGAACCTTTAATAAAATTTCTACATAAAGATACTAGTAAGTTTTCAGATACAAGAAAAGATAATGGTTCTTTAAATTGAGTTAATAATAATAATCCATCTAATATAGATACATGATTAAAAACAGCTAATCCTTGAGTATTATTTTTTTTAAAATCATAATACTTTTCTAAATTTTCAATATTTCCATATATATTAAAATTATTTAAAAATTTTTCTACTAGATTAAATTTTTGTAATATTAAAAAAGTAAAAAATATTATTGTTCCATAAATAGTTTTTATAATATTTATAATAAATAGTATTAATTTATTAATCATAATATATAAAAATAATTTTTAAAAGAAAATTAAACTTATAAAAATATATTATACATATTATATGACTAAAAAATCACCCACTGAACCCGCAAAAAATTTTAATATGAATACAGTTAAAAAAGGACAAGATAAAAAAACAGAATATATAGTAAGAAAAAAATCAAATGGTGTAAAATATTGGAAAATATTAAAGTTAGAAGAAAAAAAATGTTTAAAAGAATTTGAAAAAAAAAAGAAAATAAATTTAGAAGAATATAAAAAAGGTAAATATGTAAATAATAAGCAAGCATTAGCAGTAACATATAGTCAGGTATTTAAAAAAAATCCAAAATGTGAAAAATATATTGGTAGTAAAAAATCTAAATCTCAGAAGAAAAAGGTTACAAAAAAAAGTAAAAAATAAAATAAATTATGAATTATTTAAAATAATCATTTCACTTTTTTTTTGTAAATCTTTCTGAAGATCTTTATTATCTATATAACTATCATGAAATTGTTCCATTACAGTTTTAGTTTTTTCTGGTATTTTATCTTCACCCATATCAGCATAATGATCTACAAGTATATAATATTTATCATCTACTAATGTTTCTAATGTTTCTTTTTTATCTTGAAGTTCCCATTTATCATTTTTTCTTATTTTCACATAAGGTTCTTTTTTATTTGTAATTTTAATATTATGATTTTCAGGGTGACTAGGATTAAAATGAATTTTTTCAATTAATTTAGGAATAGCAGTAAAAGCACTATCTAATAAATTATTAAGATAATCACCTTCTAAATATTTAATATTTTCATTACCATAATTATTAATATGAATATTTATAATTTTATTTTGATTTGTTGTATTATTTGTAGTATTTGTAATATTATTTGTAATTTCTGTTGTATTTGGAGATTTTTTGCTTAATTCTATTAGTAAATCTTCTACTTGATCTTTCAATTCTTCATGTTCTTTTTTTAAAGTTTCTAATTCTGATTCATTTTCTTTTTTAATTTTACAATTATTTAGATGACATTTTAGTCCATAATTACGAGTGAAGGTTTTTCCACAAAATTCACATTTAAATGGTGAAGAAATTAAGTTTTTTGCAGGCTCGGATGACCGATTTAGCAGGTTTTCTGCAGGTTTTGCAGGTTTTTTTTGCAGGTTTTTTTTACACGAAATTTCGTGACATTTTAGTCCGTATTTACGAGTAAACGTTTTTTCACAAAATTGACATTTTAAATTATTTTTTTGCAGGCTAACCTGCTGTTTGCCTGTTGGTTTTGCAGGCCAACCTGCTGTTTGCCTGTTAATTTGCCTGTTGTCACAACAGGTTGTAACCTGCTGTTTACCTGTTGTTAACCTGCTGTTTTTACCTGTTGTTTGTAAAATATCAAAACCATAGTGTTTTTTTATATCTTCTATACTAATATCTTCTAGTAGGGGTTTACATATATTTTTGCGATTTAAATGATTTATTAAATTAGATTTTTGAGATGCACTATAACCACAACGAAAACATTTGTAATTACCCATTATATATACACAATATTTTAATTTTAAATACTTAATTTTTACTTAAAAAATTTACTTAATTTTTACTTAATTTTTACTTAATTTTTACAAAAAAAACTGCTAAATTTACTTAATTTTTTACTTAATTTTTACTTAATTTAAGTAATTAAGTACTTAATTTTGAAAAGGGGGGGGGGAACTTTTTTAAAATGAAAGTATTTTGAAAAAAACTTTTTTCATTTGGTTTTTCAAAAACATAAAAAAAAAAAATTTTTTTGGATAATTTAAAAAAAAAAGTAAAAATAATAAAATAAATAATAGTAATTTAGTAGTATAAAATAATTATAAATCAGTAGTTTTAAGGATATTTTTATATAAAAATGCTAAAATATTAACACTCATAGCATTTCCGACTTGTTTATATAATTTTGAATTTGATACATCTTGAACAAATTCACCAAAACCTTGTAGATTTAAGTATTCACGTGGAGTATAACGACGTTTAATAGAGGATAAATAAAAGATACAATCACCACCATTACCAGCTAATAATGTAGGACAAATATCTAACATAGGACCACATCTTTTATAATTAGAAACATTGAGATTCATAGACCAATTTTTGGATAAATCTGTAATTTTTTGATTAGCTAATAAATTATTTATAAGATCTTGTTTATGTTCTGTTAAATGTCCAAATTTAGTATTACTATCAGGTTCTTCTTCTAATACATCTTTAACAGTTATTTCAAGTGGTACAGGTTGTGGAAATTCAAAACCTTTATCTAAAGTTTTTAAAATACCAACAATATATATACGTTCACGACTTTGAGGAACACCATAATCTTTTGTATTAAAAAGTTTCCAATAAACATTATATTTTTTAAGAGCACGTAATTTATCAAGTATAATTTCAAAAGTTTTTCCCTTATCGTGATTGAGAAGACCTTTAACATTTTCTAAAATGAAAAATTTAGGAGTAGTATATTTAATTGTTTCATGACAACAAAAAAAGATAGTGCCTCGTATATCTTCAAATCCTTTACGTTTTCCTAGAGTACTGAAAGTTTGACAAGGAAATCCAGCAATATATGCGTCAATTTGTGGTACTGTACGTGGATCTCTATCAAAAATACTATCATACAGTATTTTACAATCATAGTTTGCTTTTATAGATTTGACAACATGTGGATCATTATCACATGAAAAAATGTGTTTATGAGGTATATTTAATAAGCGTAATGCTTGAATAGGTGCTTCTATTCCACTACAATCAGTACCGACTTTGAGAGTTTTCATAATGGTAGTTTTGTATTTAAAATCATTAGATTTGAAATGTTTAAGATAATTAAGATGATTTGTCATGTATATATAAGATAAAGAAAAAAAATTTGATTAAACGAGATAAATAATAATTTTATAATAAAACTAATTTAAAATTTAAAAATCTATTATAATTAATTACACAGAATGACCCAACCAATGTGAATTCTGTTTCATATAAGCGATAACATCATTAAATTTAGGTTTGCTATGATATAAATCTATGTCATCACAGGCATATTTAAGAATTTTTCCACCAATATAATAACCAGTAGCACCACCTGGTATTTTATCTAAAATTTTGTAGACACCATATCTACGTGTAATTTCAGTTTTTGTCAGTGCTTGATTCATATGATTATCTGTTAATTCTTGATATTCACTAGACGGAAGAGTTTTTTTCTGTTGTATAGAATTCTTCCATAAATTTTGAGATTTTCTCCAATCTCGAAGCATTGTAGTTTCAATTTTGTTTTTAGTTTTTAGAAATGATTGGACAGAGTTAGAGATGTCTGTATTATGCATACAACATTTTTTGAGTTCAGGTGTAGTTTTACCAACAAATTTAGTATTAGTCATTGAAGTGGTAGAACCTTGTTGAGAAATTGCGTTATATTCCTCAATACAGAATTTAAATGTTGGGGGTACATAAATGTCGATATTATGTAGAATATTATAACCACATACACGTCCTGGTAATGCTTGTAGTAGTGTGTCGTTATTCATTTTATCTGAAGATTCGAAAACGGCACATATATGTGTTTTGTTGAGTTGATTTCCGAGACGTAGTTTACCACGAATAATGACAACAGTAAATTCTGTAGGTTCAATATTATAGAATGGGGTTCGTGAATATGTTTCTGCGTCAAAATGAATTTTTTTGATGTTATGTTGAATAAGGAATTCAAGGAGATAGTCGCGTTGTTTACCAATTGCTCGTATGATGAAATATTTTGCCTGGGATTGGTATTTTTGGAGAATTTCAAGAAGTTTAGATTCATTTGAGTGGATTAGTTTAATATTGGAATGAACTAATCCTTCTGTATGATAATCCATAATGCTCTTGTATGAGGGTCCTGGTTCCATATATACACGTCCCCAATGTGTTCTGACTTCTTCATCATTTTCATTATTATAAATATTATCTTCATTGGCTCGTGTAGCAGTGATAGATAAAATATGAATATTATGTTCGGATAAAATAGGACATTCTTGTCCTTGGAGAATATTTTGAAAACCAAATTTATATAGGAATCTATGAAGAGAACCATTTGCGGTAGAACCATAATGGATTTCATCAATAATAATTAAGGAGTTGGAAATTGTAGATATATCAGTAATATGTTCAAGGGTTCTATTGAAATAAACGTTTGTAGGAATTTTTTTAAAAATTTTGGATAAATATGGTTGAGTATCGGGAAACATTTTTAGATAAGATTCACCTAAGGTTCGTATTTCATTTTGCCATTGTGATTTAATTGATGTGTCGCTCATTCCAGAGATTATAAAACAGTTTTGAACTGTTTTATTTTGTAACATTTGAAATGCGGTATATAATCCACAACCGGTTTTACCAGATTGCATTTGAGCTTGAAGTTGAACATAGTGTTTATTTTCAAATTCGTTAAGAATTGAATCGGCTGCTAAAATTTGATTGGTATGGAAGGGAGATTTTTCTAGATGGTCGGAAGAGGCTTGAATAGTCATTATAGTTAAAAAAAATAATAGAAATATCAATTTGAAAAACTATTATTTTTTAAAATAAAATTAATAAATAATGAGATGATTTAAACAATAATTTTTTTATTTTTTAGAGTATTTAAAATGTGTGATTTATTTTTTTTTACAGCAGTAGTACCAAGAACCTTCTTAGCACCACCACACTCTAACCATTCATTCCAACTTAGAGAACCAAGTTCCCGTGATATGTAAATTACATTTCTGTCTCCTTGTCCGACATTTTTGGTCCAAGAAGGTAGACGTTCAGTAGGAGATAGAATTTTTTCTATTAAGTGAATTGATACAGCAATATTATTATGACATGCTATAAAAATATCACCAATTTCTGAATTATTACGTGGACTATCATCCCACATCATCTGTGCATGATGAGATGCTAGTAACATTTGTTCTTCCCAGTCAGTTCTAGAACATGGTCCATATTTTTTTTTAGTTTTTGCAATTGGACTAATAACAATTTTAGTATCATTAGTAATATCTATGGGTGTTTTTTCTTCAATTTTGAGGATCTGCTCATTCAAATTTGTTGTTGTAATACAGGCGCTCATAATGATGATGATGAATGTGTATGATGAGAAAAATCAATTTTGGATTTGTATTATGTGAAATGTACAAAAAAATCTACTCTAAGTGGTGTATATATGTAATTAAGAAGTAATTTAAGTAGTATAGTGAAATATGAATGTATGTAGATATATGAATAGAAATATAGAATGGAAAAATGAGTAATTTTACCAGGAAGTAGGGTTATTTTTGGGTGTGGATACAGGAAGTCGCCTAACAGAGTTATGTATTTCTAGAAACAGCCAACCATATGCTGTATCATAATACTTATAGGAAGAGTCAGAGTTGTAGATATCGTTGACTATATCAACAAAATCTTGCCATTGTTCTTCGTCCGAATCTTCGCCATAGTCCTCATCCTCTATCCAGCTCGGTACCGTGTTCCATTCGTTGAAGAAATGAACATAGGATTTAATATGATTTTTAAATTCTTCTATTACAAGAGAATGATTCTCATGAACTTGTTTTTTTTTAGGTAGAGATTTGAAATGAAAAATTTTTCTTCGTAGGTCAATAGAATTAAAAACTTGACTTGAACAGGATTGTGTAGTAGTCATTTTAGTTTCTTCGAGGGAGGAGAATCAATTTAGGATGTGTATAATGTGTAAAAAAAGCCTAAGCTGGGCA